TAGCCGCTTCTAATACCTTCACTTGATACTCAACCATTGCTTTGCTGTAGGCTTCTGGGTCTGAGTAAGACAAATCAGGATCAGGCGGTTGAATCTCGCTTGCTGTACTAACTGGCTCAGCAGGCTTTGACTCTTTTGAAGCTGCGTTTAGCTTCTCTTCTAATGCTTTCGCTTTGCGTATCGCTTCGTTTTTCTCCCAAGTCAGCTTATTTACTCGTTTCTGCTGCTCAGGGGTTAACTCAACAAAATCACTTGTTTGGGGTGCAACTTCCGTCGATTCCGTAACCTCTTGTGAATCTTCGACTTGCGTATCATCTAATGATTCGGTCACTTCTTCTTGGAGCATTTCTTCGTTCATTTTCTCTTACCTTTTTGCTAAAGCCCTAATGGGCGCGTTACCTGTTTTCAGGCATAAAAAAGGCCACCTAAGCGACCTTTAAATTCTGTTGTTTGTGGTTACAAGTCTTCTTGTTGCTCTTGGTTTAAATACCCAAGCCCTAAAGCCTCCAAAGCCATAGTAGGAACAGAATAAGCCGCTGCACCTAATGCAGGGCTTCCTGTGGCGTCATACGCTGCATCACCCAGATACTCGGAATCACCGATAAACGCATCACCTACAGGCTGCATGAACTCACCAACCGCTTGGATATTCTCTTGGCCTAACTCAGTGCGAGGCTGATACGTCATCGCCTCTTGTGTGCGATTGATTGCCCTTGTTGCTGCATCTGCGCCATACGGCAAAGCCGCTAAACCGACCATGCCGCTAACAGGCTCGGCAATAGCTGCTGACCCCATCGTAAGGATAGGTTCTACATAGCCCCACAAGCCCCTTCTCTGAAGCTCTGAGATAGCAAGCTGCCTGCGGTCTAATGCTTCACGCCTGTTGTCGCGTCTATCCACCCGCTGCAATCCTAATCAACTCTTCAGTATCTAGCATGCTCATGTCTTGCTGTTTAAGGACCGCATCAATCTCTTTATTCATCGTGTCAGCGTCTTTGTTGTTGATATTGGCTTGCGCCTCATGCGCTGCAACTTGCACTTTCGACCTTTCAGTTTCCGCTTTGAAGCCATCAATCTCGGCCTTTATCTGCATCGCAATTCGCTTGGTTTGTGCCTCTTCAGCTTTGATTTGCAGTGTCAACAACTCGACCTCTGCTTTCTTCATCTCAGCCTGTGCAAAGAGCATGTCTGGGCTTGGCTCTTTAGGCTGTTGAGCGGCCATCATGACTTGCTGCTTCTCTTCGTCTGTCATCTGAGACTCAGGAATCAAACCTGCTGCCACCATCTGGGCGCGAGCACGTTCAGCTAATAGATCAATTGAAGGCGCATTGATGTTGCCAAGTAGAATATCTTTACCCTGCTGCATAATAGTTGGGTCAATTGCTGCAAGGTCTGTAATAGCCTTAGCAGACTCTTGTTGACGGTTCTTGAATGCAGGGCCAATCTCGCAAGTTACATCGTAAATGCCCACTGAGAGATCATTCAGCTTAACGGTCTGGCGTGTTTGCGGGTCATAAGTCGCTTGATTGAGATCGACCATTTCAAAAGAGCCATCTTCATTTAAAATGCGCTGCTGTCTTGGCGTATCGTAAATCTTAGGAATAGCATGAATCAAAATTTGAGCCGTTCGATTAATCGCAACTTCCTGCGCTGCAAAATATTCAAACGTGCCGATTTGACCGCGATTCTCTAGCCGCTCTAAGGCTATGCCAGATTGCAACCCTTTATTGTTTGTAGGATTAACGCCAAACACGCCACTAGACCGCTCGATGTTTTGCGCCATGCTCTGCGATACTTCACTAAGACCAGGATTCATTTGAGCACCGCCCGTTTGATATGGGGCAGGCTGACCGTCAACGTGATTGTATAGCTGAACTGGCGCGTTGTTCGTGTTCATGGTTGCAAGGGTCGATTCATGCCCCTGAACTTGCTGAGCAGTCATCATGTACTTAGCTTTAGGCGCTAGTGCGACCTCTTCAACCTTTCGACTCTCTGTGTAGTTGTAAACGCGCTGTGCATCCATTAAGTGCTCAACCGCACCAAAATAAATGCACTTCTCTTCGTTTACTTCAAAGTTAGCAAACACTGGAATGACTGGCAGATGATCAAAGACCGTATCTTTCTCTTTATCTAGCCACCCTTTACCATCGAAGAAACGAGAGCAAACCTTGTACGCTTTACGCTGTCGTGTGCGCTCAATCTCGCCACCAAGCTTAACCGCCTCTTCCGCCTCTTCAGCCGATAGCACTTTGCCATCAGCCATGAGACATAATGTTTTTGTTATGGGCTTTCTATAAAGGAACTCGCCAACAGTAATCTTCTCAGCCTTATGTGAGTAAGTTGCACTTGAGCCATCCGTACTTACTGAAACCTTAGAGCCTTCAGGCCATCGCTTGGTATATTCATCTTCAGATACCGTGTCGAGGATGAAGCAATATTCTGCATCACTCATATCTTGCTGAGTAGCAGAAGCATCAAACCACAGGCGGTCTACTGCGTTCTGAATCTCTTTGATAAACAAGTCCTGGTCGAACGCATCAACATCAGCCCAATCCTGAAGAATGCGCCAAGCAGCAAAGCCGTATTTAATGCTCTTCTTGCCTGCTGAAGCATACACCTTGCCTGCGTTAGACATTGTTTCAATGTTGCGAATCAACCCATCGTATAGCTTGGCTGTTTCTTTTGTAGCTTCACCGCCAGCTGGTCTAATACGAATATCAAAATCATTCTGCGCCATCTCGCCCCAGATGTTCTGCACAACAGGCTTGCACATATCAAACGTGTATCGAGGCTTGCCATCAAACTTAGTAAATACTTCAGGCTCCCACTGACCATTTGGCGAGTTAAGAAAGTCCTGAATTTCTCTAATCTTCTCGCGCCTATCATGCTCTGCTGACTGCGATGCTCTGAGCGCCTTCAAGACCTCTTCTATGCTGTCGTAGTTCATTGCCAACCCTCAAAATTAATGCTAACCGTCTTCTCTTGCTTGCTTGGCACAAAACACCCCATCATCAAAGCGTCTGCCATGTTTGGACTAGGCAACTCATAAGGCTTTTTGCTCATCTCTAACTTGCTCATAATCTGTATTTTGCCGTTATTGTTTCGCTTCAAAGGTATGCGACACACCTCGGCTCTCAATTGGTCTAAGCACTCGATACCTGGCGAAAGGCTTATCATGTCATCAGGGCTTACATACTCACCCTTGACCACTGCCTTGAACGTGTTAAAGAACTTATCCCTTAACCGCCAGTAGTATTGCGCCCTTCGGTTCAAGAATGTCTCTTTGTTTGTCTTGCGCTTTGACTTCTCGTAGCTGTCTGTTGGCTCATAAGGCTCATTAGGATGCTCCGGCTCTTGGCTACCTCTAAACATGAAGTAATCAATCTTCTTGCCCTCTAAGCCTTTCTCGACTTCTCTCTTGAGCGCAATGCCTAAGCCGTCACAATCCCATACAAACCAATCAGCACCGCTTGAGATCGCCTTATCTAGCGCCCAATCAATGCCATCTGCACTATCGCCCGTTGTTAATTCGCATACATCGAGGACAACGGAGCCATGCCTTAAACAATACCCTTTAGCATCAGCACCTTCGTCACTTGGGTCAAAGCTTGCAATGATTGCGCCCTCACCTTTAAAGCCAAGCTTTTCATGTGCTCCAATCGCTGCGTCAAACCAGTCAACGGGAATGATCGAGTTATCCACTTCATCATAAAAGTGACCTAGCCAGATATGGTTATAGAGTGCCTTGCTTAGATTCTTCTCATCGTAAGCACGTTCCTGCTCAAGCACATCAGGAAACAGAGGGTTGTCATTAAAGTTAATCCAAACGATTAGATGTAGGTCATCTTCGTAGTAACCGTTCTTTAATAGCTCTTTCTCAAACGGTTTAATGAATCGCTGACTAAATGGGTCGGCTGAACTTTTCGGGTTTGCGCTTATCCAAATCTCAGAGCCTTCCTCTCGTAGCGTAGGGGTTAACGCCTTTAATGACTCAAAGCTTATTGTTGCGCCCTCTTCAATCCAAAAGCGTTTAAAGCCGTGCATCGACTTAACACCTTCGACATTCCTGGCTAAGCCTCGAAACTTAAAAACCTCTTCGCCTTCATAGAGGATTTTGCTTTGTTGGCAGTCGAACCCTTGCAGCCCTAACCGCTCAACTTCAGTAGATAAAAGGCTGTGTACCGAGTCCTCGATAGAGTTTTGAAACTCACGAAAGCAGCCTGTTTTAATGCCTTTGGTTTGAGCATCCATCAAGCATAAGTCTGCTATGGTCATGCTCTTGCCTGAGTTGTGATTAACAACCCCGTTGCTCAAGTAGTTATTGAAAATAGGAACAAATAAATCATAAAAACACTGCTCTCCAACTGGTTGAATATCCAGTACATCTATATAATGGAGGCTGTGGTTACAACTGAGAGCATCGCTATATGTCATATCGTCAACGAAGGTCAGAAGAATGTCAGAAATTGTTCTCTGATTTTTACCCCAACATATCGGATAAGTGCCGAAATCCAGAAAGAGTTCTGAAAGTTTATGAGCTAGCAAAGCAGGGTTACTTTTCTCGCGAAATAGCTGAGATGCTTTCTGTAACTCCGAAATCAGTCCAGAAGATATTCCGCTATTACAACTTCCCAAAGCTTCACAACTTCGCTCCGCCTCTTCGAGAAGAGAGACAAGGTTGGAAAGGAGGGCTAAAAGTCGTAAAGGGCTATGAGTATCTAAGAACTCCTGATCATCCTCACAAGTCAAAGCATGGAGGTTATGTTGCTGTTCATCGGCTAGTAGTCGAACAACATCTTGGTAGGTATCTAACTCAGGAAGAGGTTGTTGATCACATAGATGGCGATACACGAAATAACAATATAGAAAACCTAAGAGTTTTTGAAAACAATGCTGAGCATCTTCGCGTAACTCTTGCGGGCAAGGTTCCGAACTGGTCTGAGGATGGCAAGAAGCGCATATCTGAAGCTGTTCGGAAAGCACGAAAGAGAGAGGCTGCCAACCGCAAGAAGTTAAAAACCGATGCTCATTAGTACACTTAATAGAGCTGCCATCTGAAAAAGAAACCTTGAATATTTCGGCAGGCTTATATTTTATTGGCCTCTCTGCAAAGCCTGTCGTTATCCCTAGCTCAGAAGCACAACAAACCTCGCCACCTTCAAATTCATCTACTCTAATCTGACCCCTCGGAGTATCAATAAGGGTGTCAGCACTTACGCACCCCCTTCCACCTATCGCTATCTTGAACCGCTTAGGCTTTTGCGCAAACGGTAATAGCTTGCGCGGAATGAGCATTTCAGGCATTAAGCAATCTCGTTTAGGTACACCACCGCATCACCTGTTAATACGGCCTTCACTTCTCCCGCAAACTTGAGCGTTTTGCCTGCGCTTGCACTTACTGATGTATCGGGTACATCTGTCCATGCTTCGTTACCGTCACGCATTTGAAGCTTGGCTGTGCCAGTGCCGATATAGACTTTATAGCTATACTCACCGTTTAGCTGCTGTGTCTGATTGTTCGTTAGTTGTGCCATCTTATTCGACCACCTTAATAGTCCAGTTTAAGTCTTTACCGTCTTTACCAGTTAATTCAGTCTGCTGCTTATCAGCCCAACCAAATCTGTTCTTCATATTCATGTACCAGAGCGTTGAACTAAAGTCTTTATTTTGTAGGTTTAGCCGCCCGTTTGACTCCCACCATGCCCTAGACATATCGCGCCCCATTTTTATGGTTTCAGAAAACTTAGGCTCTTCAGCTAGTAACCGCTCCCAAGTCTCATGACAAATGCCGCCCAAGCAATGCACTCTTATTTCTACATCGCTTGCACCACTTTCGTAATAAGTAAGAGTTTTCGCCTTCCAATTCTCAGGCAAGTCAGCTAGCGTAATCTTTGGTCTACCCGTAGGCATTTAGTTCACCATGTCTTTAACTATGTTTGAAACCATTGGCTGAACAATGGCGGTCGCATCGTTTGCAGGCTCACCCGTATATATGCCATCGTCTGTGATCGTATAAGTAGACGTACTAGACCAAGTTGCTAGCGTGTCATCCCATATTTTATAGCTACCCGTTACAGTTGCAGCAGGGTCAACTACTGGAACTGTCTGACCGTCTACCGTAAGCCCTGCGCTTGTTGTCCACGCTAGAACATCACCTACGATCATTGTGTAACCGCCACCGCCTAAGCTTGCGTCTGTTCTCGCATGATACTCAAATGTGGCAATATCGCCGTTTAGGTAGTCCGTTCCTGCATTTGGGTTGAGGCTTGTTAGCGTAACTGTCTCCCACCCTGACGGAGCAGAGAGTGTGACGTTATCAAGAGTTGTTGTACCACCATCATGTGTTACTGCTAACTGTAAATCTGTGCGCCCCCATTTGATATTGATACTTGCAGGAATGGTGACGGTAATTGCATCAGTCGCCCAATTCGTGATTGTTAGAGACTCACCGCCTAGCGTAACTGCTTGCGTGACACTTGCAGCATCAATGCCCGTAGTAGTGATGACTGCACCTGTCTGACCAACTTGAACGTTGTTGTCAGAGTCTATGTTGGTGATTGATGCTGATGAGGCTGAAGTATCTTCAAAAACAACTGTTGCGCCAATATTACGCTTGTTTGCTGTAAACCCTAACGAGTCGCTTGACACCGCCCCTGCTGAACTGGTCGTCTGCCACAATCCAAAATCTAACTGCGCAGTCCCAGTAATCATGTCTGTGCCTGAAGGCGCACTGTCGAACGATGTAGCATTAGTACTTAAACTAGCAAACCGAACGATGGCTGCATCTTTGGTTGCTGTCGTAGCAGGGAAAGTGACTGCATCTGAGACTGATGATGTTTGTTCAAAGTACGTCACAGACGCCAAGCTTCCGCCGCTTACCTTGAACACCGCAACTTCGATAGACCCAGTAAATATAGGGAAGCTGAAATCATAAGAGGCTGGCTCAGAGCCGCTAGACGTTTTCGTCATAACAGCAGAATAAACGTCACCGTGATCGTGTTGTGATGAATGAAGTACAAAACCTGTAGACTCGACATCATCTGTATTGGAGCCATGTAACGGCGCACGAACACAAGCAACAACTAAATCTCCATCAGCCACACCGCTCGGAGCGGTGACAGTAACCCCATTTGAGGACGATAGGCGATTAGCTAAACTCACCACTGGAAATGTCATAGGGCAATACTCCCGATCTGTGTGTTATCAGCCCCGATTACATTGATGTAAAGCCCAGAAGTATTTGAGTAGTCAAACCAACCGTCCCTTATCTCTACACTTATGCTTGTATCTGACCAAGAGTTAGTCCAGAGCACAGTACGCTTACTCGCTTGGAAGTAATCGGCATGGTTTGTTATTGCTACACGGCAGGCTGCGCCATCACCAACAGCTACATAAAACTCTGTATCAAGCAAGTGACAGTCTTTGTTTACATCAAGACCTATGTAGTAAGAACCGTAACTGAAACCATCTATGATCTTTTTAGGGCTTGGGTCGGCACTAAGTCTAAGTCCTGTGGCAATGTTTCTTGTACTCGCCAATCCATTTGAAGCAGTCGCGTAGTAATCCAAAGACGCATCTAGCGTAACTCCGTCTGCACTACCCTGATCCCACAAAGCTTCA